CCTATAATGATGTGCCTTTCACCGTAAGGCTTGCCAATGACGTCCAGGAATATTCTATTGGAACGGATATGCTTCATAAATTTGAAGTGGACTTTATAGAGGCTTTATCGTGAGTAGGGAAATTCATGCTGATGTAATAACTGAGCTTGCAAAAGACAGCTTTCAAATGGCTCATTTGATATTGATAGATTTTGAAACACCTATTTATATCACTGAGTGCATATCTGACATCATATTTGATGGTAATACATATGCCTCAAGCGGAGCCTTACAGGGCATATCAGCAGTAACTGAAACAACAGAAGTTCAAGTTGGAGCAGTTAGCCTAACTCTGTCTGGTGTCAGTCAAGAATATATCAGCATCCTTTTGAATAATGCTTATATAGACAAGCAAGTAACAATAAGCCGAGTATTAATGGACCCATACCTTCAAATTATAGGCACTCCTATATTAATGTATGATGGTCGAATTACAAATTTTGCAATCAACGACACAATGGAAACTAGCAACGTGACCATTACAGCCGCATCTCATTGGTCAGACTTTAATAAAAAGTCAGGGCGAAGGACAAACCACAACAGCCAACAGATATTCTTTAATGGCGATAAGGGCTTTGAGTTTGCACCCAAAATCATGCGTGATTTAAAATGGGGTAAAGCCTAATGATATTCGGCTGGATAAAAAGGAATATTGTTGACCCTATTTTAGACATAGGCCAAGTAATCATTGATGTTGTTGTTGATGCTATCAGTGATGTTGTCTCTTGGTTCATAGACATTCCTGATATGGAGGTTGTTGAGCAAGAATATAGGGGTGTTTTGCTTAACAAGCAATCCAACATCTCTTCAATTCCTGTAGTATATGGACAAAGAAAAATAGGTGGAACAAGAATATTTATTTCTACATCTGGAACAGATAATAAATATTTGTACATGGTTTTAACACTGTGTGAGGGCGAAATACATTCAATTGGTGATGTATATATTAACGATATTTTAAGCAGCAACTCTAAATTCTCAGGACTGTTGACCATCAACAAATATGTTGGTACGGATGGTCAAGATGCAGATCAAATGTTAATTGATGCCAACATAGGCTGGACTTCTGCTCATACATTAAGCGGTGTAGCTTATATTGCAGCCAGATTTACTTGGGACCAGGACGCTTTTGGAAGTATTCCAACAATCCATGCAATTGTTCAAGGGAAAAAAGTTTACGACCCAAGGGCCACAACAACAGCGAGTGTAGCCAATAGTTCAAACTCAGCCCTTTGCCTTAGAGACTATTTAACCAATGCTAGGTATGGAAAGGGATTATCGTCATCTTTTATAAATGAATCACAATTTATAACCGCAGCAAACAAGTGCGACTCCCTCGTTACATCTTATTCTGGCGGCAGTAACCAAAAGATTTTTGAGTGCAACGCGGTAATAGACACAAATAAAACTCTTATTTCCAATGTCAAAGTAATACTATCTGGAATGAGAGGCTTAATGCCTTACAATAAGGGGGCCTATGGTCTTATTATAGAAGACGAGGGTGATGCAACATTTGCATTTACAGAATCCCATATAATTGGTGGAATAAGCATTAGAAGTGAAAGCAAACGCACAAAATTCAACAGAATTATAGCCACATTTTGCAACCCAGATGCTAATTGGCAGATGGACCAAATTGAGCACCCGATTGCAGGAAGTTCAGAGGAAGCAGGGTATTTACTGCAGGACGGGGGGGTTGAATTAGTTAGCCAAATGAACTTACCTACTACTACAAACATTTACACTGCTCAGGATATGGCTTCGATTGCATTAAAACGGTCAAGGAATGCTTTAATCGTTTCCTTTAATTCGACCAGTGAGGCTTTAAATGCTTCTATTGGTGATATTGTATCAGTTACCCATTCAACCCCATCTTTCGTTGCAAAGCCATTTAGGGTCCAGAAGTTAGTCTTGGCCCCTGATGGAACTGTAAATGTTTCTTTAATTGAACATCAAGACAGCATATACCCTTGGTCAGAAAAAACCGAAGCTGATGATATTCCAGATACTAACTTACCAGACCCATTTACAGTTGCTAGTGCTGGCATACCTTCAGTAACTGAATCTTTGTATGTTACAAAAAATGGCGCAGGGGTTAAAGCTAAAGTCGAACTAAAATGGACTGCTGCAAATGACGCGTTTGTAAATCAGTATGAAGTTCAATATAAAGAAAACGGGGCTGCTACATACTCACACGCTGGGACTGTTAGCGACATTGATTTAGAAATATTAGACATTGCACCAAACAAGTATTATTTTAGGGTTCGTGCTATAAACGCTTTAGGTGCTAATAGTGACTGGGCTGAAACGGCACTAATTGAGGTTTTTGGATTAGCTGCACAGCCAAGTGCATTAACTGGGTTATCTGCTCAAAATGTTTCTAGCCTTACAATTTTAACCTGGAATCAATCTGTAGACCTTGACGTTAGGATTGGTGGGCATATAGAGGTTCGCCATTCAAGTTTAACATCAAGTGCTGGCTGGTCTGACTCAGTATCTGTAGGAAATTCTATCTTAAATGGAACTGCGACTGTTGCCGTTCTACCCTTTCAAGCAGGAACTTACATTGTCAGAGCAACAGATTCCAGTGGTATACAATCAAATGTCACCAGCATAATAAATCTAGGGGACACTGTTCAAGCATTTTCCAGTGTTGGCACATTATCTGAACACCCTAACTTTAATGGCACTCAGGATGACACTGTTAAACTAGGCAGCATTATTAAGTTAGAAGGACAAAATAATATTGATGCCTGGGCTGATATAGACAGTGTTGTTTTATTCGATATTGGTGATGCTGGCATAGACCTTGGCGGCACTTATACATTCTCAGCGGGCATAGATGCTGGCTCTGTTAAACGACAACAATTGAAGAGACATATTAAATCAATTATAACCCAGCCTTTGGATTTAGTTGACAGCAGGTCTGTTAACATAGATGATTGGGCAGACTGGGATGGCACAAATACCGCAAACGGAGATTGTAAAGTTTATGTTCGCCATACAGCCGACAACCCGGCATCAAACCCCACCTGGTCGGCTTGGGAATTGTTAAACGTGAACGAGTACAACAAAAGAGCATTCCAATTTAAAGCATTGTTGAGTGTTAACGACTCAGCCTACAACATCGAAATATCAGAGCTGTCAGTAACAGCACAGGAGATAGCATAAAATGTCAAACGCTGACTATGTATTAGGGAACCAATCAGGCGCGGCTTTCCGCGCTGAACTCAACACTATCCTAGGTGCAGTAACTAGTAATAATAGTTCATCTTCTGAGCCCTCGGCCAAGTTTGCCTATATGTGGTGGGTTGATACTAATACTGGCTTACTTAAGCAAAGGAACGCAGCGAATAATGCCTGGGTGTCTCTAGGGACGCTTGCCACTGCCAACTTAGGCCATGCAGCGTTGGCATCCGCTCAAACATTTACAGCCGGTCAGCGTGGTGAGGTTACTGCCCTGACAGATGCAACTAGCATTGCCACTAACCTAGCATTGAGCAACAACTACTCAGTCACCCTAGCTGGCAACCGCACATTAGCTAATCCCACCAACACTGTCGCTGGTCAGTCTGGTTCTATATTCATCACACAAGACGGAACAGGCTCACGCACATTAGCTTATGGAGCTAACTTTAAGTTTGTAGGTGGCACTGCCCCCACACTTAGCACTACAGCCGCAGCAGTTGATAGAATAGATTATGTGGTAGCAGCAGCAACTAAAATTCATGCAGTGGTTTCATTGGATGTGAAATAATGAGTGTACTTAACGAGAATCAATTATTAGGGGCTAGTGGTGCTGGCGGTGAGTTTGAGATTGAGCAGAGTCTTAGGTTTAATGACGATGATGGTTCATATCTTAGCCGCACTCCATCAAGTGCTGGTAATCTTAAGACTTGGACTTTTAGTGCTTGGGTTAAACGTGGGAATATGGGCCTTGAAAGACCTATTATTTCAGTGGGGCTAGTAGCAGGTGACCCTGCGTTTTCTTTATATTTTCACACTAGTGACCAACTACGATGTTGGACTAATGGTGCAAATACATCATTCTATACTAATGCTGTTTATCGTGACCCTAGTGCTTGGTATCACATTGTCTTAAAATCGTCTACAAATTCTCCTTTCTATAATTTGTACGTTAACGGGGAAGAAGTAACATCTTTTGCCACAGACAATAGAAGCAACTATCCCGGCACTGCTGATAGAGAAATTAATAGTACAGCTTTACATACCATTGGCAAATGGTATAACGGAGGTGTACAAACCTTAGACTGTTACATAGGCGAAGTAAACTTCATTGACGGACAAGCACTGACGCCTGATAGCCTTGGTGAGACAGGGAAATACGGGGAGTGGAATCCCATTGAGTACGCTGGCACATACGGAACCAATGGTTTCTATCTGCCGTTCAAGCAGGACTATTCTGTTGAAGGTTTTTCTACAGTGGTTTATGAGGGAACGGGTGCGTCAAATTATATAGGCGGGACAGGTTTTTCTCCAGATATGAGCTGGTTTAAAGTCAGAAGTGAGGCGGGTAATCATCAACTTTACGATACAGTCAGAGGTGCTTCTGCAAGGTTAGTAACCAATGCGACTACTGTGGAAGCAACAACTAATAACGGTTTTGCAGGATGGCAGACAGACGGGTTTAGTTTAGATAGTGGCGGCGGCGGCGGTGACGTAAACACGAACGGCAGAGCCTATGTTGCATGGAACTGGGACATGGGCAGCACGACAGCCTCTAATACCGATGGTACAATCACAACCAGTGTCAGGGCTAACACCACCTATGGGCAATCTATAGTCAGTTGGACAGGTAATGCCACAAATAATACCAAATTAGGGCATGGTTTAGGATCTACGCCTGAAATTGTTATAGTCAAAAGCAGAACGACAGCCGCACCTTGGAAAGTGGGCGGTTCAGTTATTCAAGCCGTGTATGGTGATGGGTCAAATAATAGTGCTTTTCTGTCCCTAAACACTTCAGCCGCAGCAGATCAGGAAACAACTGGATTTCAAGGGAATACAGCTACTACTATTGGCGTTGGCGCAAATTCAGACACTAACAGCAATGGTGCAACTTACATAGCGTACGCATTTCACAGCGTCACAGGCTATTCAAAATTTTCTTCATACTCTGGAAACGGAAATGCTACAGGCCCAATAGTGACGCTAGGCTTCCCGCCAGCTTTCGTTATTATTAGACGTAGTAATGGAGTAGAAAATTGGAGGATGTACGATAACACTCGTAATCCTAACAATCCTGTAAATAGTGTTTTACAGCCAAACGAAGCTGATGCAGAGGCTACAAGTGGCAACAATACAGTTAATTTTAGTGCCAACGGGTTTCAGCTTACCTCAACTAGTGGTGGAACAAACGCTTCAGGCGGCACTTACATCTACATGGCATTTGCTGACACCCGTGAGTACGCTTACTGGTTAGATCAGAGTGGCAACAACAACGATTGGACAAGCGAGGGTGGCCTGACTGAATCTGATGTGATGGTTGACAGCCCGACCAATAACTTTGCAATTTGGAATCCTTTAAACTTACCAGCCGCAGCAGTTTTATCAGAAGGTAACACTAAATTAACGCAAACCTCAAACGACAGAGGTGGTGCTGGTAATATGGCTATTTCGTCTGGTAAGTTTTATTTTGAGATTTATTATACGGCTGGGAGTAACCCTGAAATTGGTCTAGCACCAATCTCGCAGAGCTACGCTAATTCAGGAGCAACAAACTCTACAGATAAATTCTTGTTTATTTCAAATAATGGTGGAGTTAGAACGCCAGCTTGGACAGCTACTAGCGCAACTGGATTGTCTAGTCAAACAGGTATAAGCGTCATCGGTTTTGCTATAGATGCTGATGCTGGCAAAGCATGGTTTACAAATGCTAGTGGTACTTATTTTAACAGTGGTAATCCTGCAACTGGTTCAAACCCACAAGCAACTTTTGATTCGGATTGGCTCACTCAAACAGGCGGTGGTATCGTTCCGTTTGCTGGTATTTACACTGGCACAGGATCAGATATAAGAATTAACTTTGGCTCTGACTCAAGTTTTGCAGGAGCGAAAACCCCACAAGGCAAACAAGACTCAGGTGGAATTGGTGACTTTTTTTACCAGCCCCCGTCTGGCTTCTTAGCGTTATGTACAAGCAACCTTCCATCGGTTGATGTGATACCTAGTGAGCATTTTAATACTGTGCTTTATACGGGCACACGGCAAAATAAAGTAATTTCTGGAGTAGGCTTTCAGCCCGATTTTATTTGGCTTAAAACCAGATCAACAACCAGTAATCATGTAAGTGTTGATAGCGTCCGTGGAGGTGGTAAAGCAATCCAGCCTAATACTGTTTCTACTGAAAATCAATATGGCGCACAAGATGATAAAGTTACAGCATTTAGTTCTGACGGATTTAGCCTTGGGGTCGATGCTGCTGGTTATGGATTCAACGATAATAATGCTACCTATGCAGCATGGAACTGGAAAGCTGGCGGTTCAGCCTCATCTAACACCAACGGCACAATCACTTCTAGTGTGTCTGCTAACCCTAGTGCTGGCTTTAGTATTGTTAGTTATACGGGTACGGGTGCTAACGCCACAGTGGGACATGGTCTGGCATCTGCGCCTGAGATGCTAATTGTTAAGAATCGTAATGTCACAGACGTTTGGTTAGTTTATCACGATGGACTAGCCAGCGATCCTCAAACAGACTTTATAATTTTAGATCGTTCAGATGCAAAGGGAGATACAAACACAGCGTGGAATGATACGGCCCCAACATCAACTGTATTTAATTTAGGAAGTTTGGCTGATGTAAACAGAAGCAGCAGTAACCTAATAGCCTACTGCTTCCACAGCGTTGACGGCTACTCGAAGGTCGGTTCATTTGTTGGAACTGGAGGCTCTGGCGTGGTTGATGGTGCGTTTATAAATTTAGGATTTAGGCCAGCTATGGTTTTAGTCAAAAGCATTGCAGCGGCAGACTGGAATATATTTGATAATCGAAGATCAGGGTATAACAGTTCAAGTTACATTTTATTGCCAAACAGTAGTGCGGCAGAGGATGCGTCAAACCCTGTATTCCTAGACCTTTTATCTAATGGCTTCAAGTGGCGATTCGCCAATGCAGATTTTAACGCCTCTGGTGTTACATACATATTTTATGCAATAGCAGAAATGCCATTTAAACATTCAAACGCCCGATAACATGGCAATCACAATTTAGGAGAATACACTATGTGGTTCGTTGGAAATACAGAAGCAGGATTTGTAGTAAACAAGGCCAGAGGTTTAACGATTGGAGATACCCAGTATCCCCGCAATATCTTTGTACTCTGGTCAAAAGAAGAACTAGCTGCCATTGGCATTAAGCCTTACAGCGAGACTAGACTTGACCAAAGGTATTACAACCAAGGCGCATTAACTCGCACTGAAGTTGATGGTGAAATATTAGGCACTTATGCAGCCATTGATAAAGATGTGGCAACACTCAAGACTAATATGCTAGCCACAGTTAAATCAGTAGCTGGCTCATTGCAGGGCAGTGTAGATTGGTACTGGAGCAGAGCAGCTAAAGGTGGCACAGCAGTACCATCAGCTATAGCTACTCACGCCACCGCAATCTATACAGAAATGGATACTAAAGAAAGTGCCATTGCTGCTTTGTCTGACTTGGCGGCTGTCATTGTTTATCAGAATACGCCTATGGTTGAGACTCGCAAAGTTAAACACACAGCAGACGATGGTACAGAAACCTATGGCCCTCAAACCTATACAGTTAATCGTAGTATCGATAATACAACACATGGTTGGCCAAGCCTGGAAGTGGACCCTGCATTTGTAAGTTTAGTTGATGCTTAGTGTGGGCAACGTCACTTGAACTTTACCCTGTTCATGTTTCGCCTGCTCAAGCACCCGCAAGCGGAATATATACAGTAAAGGCACTTGGCGTTGAGTATCAGTTACAGGATTACATGGTCGTGCAACCGTCAAGAAAACCTTATGAAATAACTCTGGAACTTTATTCACGGAGGTTATGGGTATGCTAGCAGAACTAGCCATTGCTAATGCAGCTTTTCAAGTGATAAAGCAAACACTCAGTAATGGTGGGGAATTGCTATCGGCTGGTAAAGCCGTAGGTGAGTATTTTGGTGCTGAAAAGGCCATAGCCAAGCAAGTTGAGGCTGGTACGGGTAATGTACTTGAAGCATTCCAGGCTAAAGAGCAGTTAAGGATTCAGGAAGAAGAACTGAAATATATGCTTAATAAACAAAGACTGCAGGGGTACAGTGATTTTTTAGCGTTTAAACAACAATACACGAGGGATCTACGCGAAGCTGAAAAAGAAAAAGCGCGTCAAAAATATAAGCGTCAGCAAGCGATTGAAGAAAATGTTACAGTTGCCCTTAAAGCAATGGGCATTGTACTCGTAATTATGGCAGCAGCATTTGGTGTTGCACTCTACTTGAGATAGATAAAATGGAAGCTGACATAAGGTTTGATAGACTTGAGGCCAAGTTAGATAAACTGGCCGAGGCGATGGTGAAGCTGGTGGAAATAGATACAAAGATTGATGGCCTGTTGTTTCATAACGAGACACAAGACAGACGACTTAATAAGCATAGTGACAACATAGATCAACACGCCATAAAACTGGCATTAGTTGGTAAAGCTAGCGGTGCTAATGAATGGTTTATAAGATTATTAATAGCTGCCTTAGTTGGCGGTGCGGTTATAATGTTTAGGAGTTAGGCATGTTTAAACTAGGCAAAAATAGTATAAATAATTTGGTAGGCGTGGATGGAAGACTCATTGATATTGCAGACCTCGCTATTACGATTAGCCCTATTGATTTTGGTATTCCCTCTACTGGTGGGCTTCGCACTACCGACCAGCAAGCCAAATTGTTCGCTGATGGCGTGTCAAAAACAGACGGGGTTAATAATAAGTCATATCACCAAAGTGGGAAGGCCGTTGATCTGTATGCGTATGTTGACGGGAAGGCTAGTTGGGACAAACTTCATCTTAGTGTTTGTGCCGCAGCCATGTTACAAGCCTCGGCCCAACTAGGCTATGAGCTTAAGTGGGGTGGTTTATGGAAATCATGGCAAGATTATCCACATTTTGAAATCAAGGATTAATTATGAGCTTTTTAAGTTTCTTAAATCCAATAGCCAGTTTAGGTAGCACATACCTTGAAGGTAAGAACCAAGTAGCCAAAGCTAAGTCAGCGGCAGCTATTATAGCTATTGAAGCCGATGCAGACGTTAAGGTAGCAGGAGCTAAAGCAGCACACAAACTAGCAGATAATGGACAAACCCAGGACTACAATCTAGACTACATAGCCATGCAGCAAATGGATAAAAGTTATGTAGATGATATCATGATAGCTTTGTTGTTGGTCCCGGTGGGAGCGTCATTTTTAGGGTATCAAGCTGAGGTTACAGCAGCATTTGAATCTTTTGCTGCTATGCCCGAATGGTATCAATACTTGATAATTGGCGTATATGTGGTTAAATTCGGGTTGAGGGGTTTGCTCACCAAATTGGTGTCTGGCAAGCTGGGTGGAATTAAGTTAAAATAGTTTAATCTGATTCGGAACTGTCTGTGGGCCATGGGTATGCTTGGCTGAGGGTCTGAGGTTGGACCCCATATTTTTCGGCCAGCATTAAGGCGTTTACAGCTACATGATATAAATGGTCCAGGCCCGATTCCGGGTCTGCCCTCTCCCCGTTTTCACTTGCCATTAAATGGCGATTCATTGAATCTATAATTGAAAGCCTGGCGTATCTGGTGTTACTATCACCCTTCCACTCCCCCCTAGTGTATTTGCCCTCTCCCATCATCAAAGTGCGGCAGATTCCTTCCATTCCGTTTGGAAATTCGTACATATAGTTTAAGGCTGGTTTGTCTTCAAGCCAATGGCGAGGTCTTGGGGTGTCGGCAACGACGGCCAAATTTTCACTGCTGTTGTTTCCCATTGTGTTTTTTCCTCTTTATTCATATATATTACATGTTGGTAATGTTTACCTGCTATGAGGTAAACCTTTTCTATACTATAAACCAGAATCCAGGGATTCCCTCCGGCTTTAATCCTCTGCTTGAACCACAGTATTTGTGATTGTCTTAAGCCCCTACTGCTGCAGACTTTAAGTTCAATGTGACCCGATATACCATCTATGCAAAAATCTACGTCTGGTATGCCTGGGCTCGTGGCGTGGGATTCGACAGACGAAGCATGGCCGCCTACCTTTCTAATAGCGGTTACTGCCCATTTTCGAAATTGAGACTCATTCAAAATACAAAGTCTGCCTGTTTAATTTCTTCTACTACGTCCCGTATTTGGCCCAATTCATCGATGCTAAAAGTGGCTTCGACATAAGCTTCCATCTTTTCACCTATATCAGCTTCAACGGTAAGAGCATGCATACCAACTGCATTTTCTTCCATAAATGACATTGCTTCAATATAATCCGAGACTTTAACTATCCTTGTAACCCACTCCAGACCCGAACATTGATATGGAACATTTATGCCGTTATTGTTCAGGTCCACTCCTTGTGCCTTGGCCCTGATTTTAGTGGGGGTAGGAATGTCCCCGGTGATTACTTCGTCTAAATCGTGGACCAAGCCAGCCAACATTACGGTCTTAACATCATCTTCATCATAACCCATTTCAATGGCGATTCTTCTTGCTATCATGGCCACGTTGAACGAGTGTTCAGCTATGCTCTGGTTCTTGATAGTATGGACTATATGAAACCGCTTGACGTGTTGGGCCCTAAGCATATCGTTAATTCTCACAGGTTATATCTCCCTCTGCAGCACCCCACCCGGTGTAGGTAACTTGTGACCCGGAAGGTCCAAAGGTGTCTAGGTCCGAGTTTGTCTGGACTACTATTTCCTCAGCTAAATCGGGGTCGTAATTACAGAAATTCAGGAATATATCAGTGGGCTGGCAGGCCATGATAGCTTCTCGCATTTGGACCCGGCTGAATGTAAACACCCTTCTCTCTCTTCCGGTTACAGTGGTAGTCTCCGGCACTTCGCCTAGCTCCAGCCACGATGTCTCCTCTTGGTCCTCATAGTGTCCGCCACTAAAACCATCCGGTGTGTTCCCAACTCTTATGGGGTGGACCCTAGCTGTCCCAATCACTTTATCGGCCCAGCTGAAAGGAATAGCACAATCTGACAAAAACCGGGTGGGGGTGCAATCACGGCTGGTGCAGTATGGCCAGAATCCAGAATTGACACCTAGACTATATCCTTGAGCACCCTCTAGGAGTATCCTATGGGCCTTATACATGATGTTAATCCATTCAGCGTGGGTAACTACATACTTAGCAAATCCGGTTTTAGCTAGAGCGGATATGGCCAGTGGGCTGTCCTCTTTTTGGCGCATTATCTTTTGGACCATCGCAGCTGCGCTTCCTTGCATTGTAGAAGCAATCCCACTAAGCATAGCTCGCTCGGTCTCTGCGTGTTTTTCAGATAGTACGACAGATGCTTCGTGTATTATCAGACGTTTGCCCTTCATTATGTCTTTAGATTCGGTTAGCTCTTTGGTAAGGCGGTCCAAGCTGAATACTGAGCCTGGACCCAGGCCTATAGTCTTAACAGAGTCAGCCACAAAACCGTTTGGCAGGACTTTATGAATCCAAGTGCGCCCGGTGTCGTCTATGAATGTATGGCCAGCGTTTGGCATATTGGCGTTTATCACCACATCATAGCCTCCCCTTTTGGCCAAATATCCGGCTATTAAGCCTTTCCCGGTGGAGCCAAATTGAAGGTCCACTATTACATCTACTTTTTTATCCATCATCATCATTATCTTCCCTTAGGTTCATGTTATGCAATTGCTTCATTGACTCTATCAGATTTTCTAATAGAGGCACTTCCACCGCAGGAACTCTTCCTCCACCCGGTAGTCTTTTCTTTGTGGGCCTGAAACCCATTTTCTTCAGTTCTTTGAAAAAAATCATCATGTGGTCAGAATGTCTATTTCGCTTTGAACACCATTCACTGTAATCTTCATATAAATCCTTCTTTTGGACTTTAGTTGGCCATCCTTCTGTGTCGTCAAGACAGGGGGCTTTCATTGACTCGTTTATGCAAAGCATGGAAATCCAATTTGCTGTTGTCTCTGAAGACATCGACATATCTCTCTGGTCTTGCAATGCTTCCGTATGTGGGGCTATTCTTAAATCGCTGGTTATTTTCCTATTTAGGAAGAAATTAAGAACTTTCCCGTGTCCACCTTGGTCAAAGAAGGTTTTTATATTCTTAAAATAAGGTATGTTGCCCTTTTTATTGGGACTAACATCGGTTACATACCAACGCCTGGAATCTGTTCCAGCGGGGATAACCCACTTAGAATTAGATGCTATAAACATATGTATCATATTTCGGAAGCTCTGGGCATCTACGCCTTTGCGCTCACAAACAAGAAACCTCTCGGTCACTAAGCCTTTGAGTTTGCCTGATGTCTTTTTATTACCACCCCAAGTGATCTCGTCTGCAAATACCAAGACGGCATCCATCATAAATGCATTGAAATTGCTGGTTAGGTGGGCGTCATCAATGAGGTGGATATAGTGGCTCCCAAGTAGCTCACCTATTGTGTTGGCAAGTGTACCCTTTCCTGTTCCTTCCCCTCCCCTCATTACAATTGCAGTGCCTTTGGGGTCCTGTGGGTTTTGGAACATATCGGCTATCCAGTCTAATACCCACTTACTTTCATCTTCATTCCCATTACATATTATGTCCTTGATGTGGTCAATGAAAACATCGCAATCCCCCGGTTCAGGCTTTGCTGAGAATCCTTCCCAAGTGTTATAATATCCACCGGGTGCTCCCTCTGGAAACAGGCCGATTCCGTTTGGGTAAGTTCGCCTGGCTTCACTCGCCAGCCATATCTTAGCCACTGATATCTTTTTCCCGGTCTCCTCGTCTATTACCACCCTATCGTTCTCTAGGTATGCCTCAAACGAAGACTTGTCCATTAAGTCATAACGGGCCATATGAGCTTCGGCCGCATGAGTCTTCTTCCTTTCCCGGATGATTTTAGCTTTGCCACCAACTACAGTAAAACCATATTCAGCGTTGACTCGCTCAATTTCCCCGTGAATTCTACCCATGTGGACGTCATCGGGTTCGGGCTTCCACCCACTCTCATTTGACATGTAAAACAGGGAGCCCATTCTGACAGTACCAAAATCGCTGAAACCATCCCAGCGTATGCGACATTCGTTTTTTTCATATCTGTAGCCCTGTGATGACCAGTCATCCCACAACTCAAAACCGTCCTCGTCCGGATATTGAGATTTGATGGCCATACCAACCCGTATCCACTCATCATAACTAGCATCATCGATAGCAATAGATTCCATCATCCGGGTGATCTGGTCGAGGGGAACTTTCTTTTCGAAATCATCAACGTTGACATTCTCATTGCCCCGGCCGTTCCCGGTGATTTCGCCCCTTGGTTTTGACCAAGAGATTCCCATCTTTTCCACCACCCAATGGGGAATACTGGGTAGTGGTCCTGATGTCACCCATTTGTAGCCAATTCCGTTTATCATTGAAGGCCAGGCTACAATATGTCCCTTGCAAGCTGTCTTGCTGCCACCTCTAGTGTCGATGGCAGGGCCGATTTTGTTAGTACTATTAGTAGCGTTTTCCTGCCACCTAAATAGATAATGAAACCCCCCATTTGGGGTGGCTTGGCAGGGGCCTATTGGAAGCTCGCTGTGCTTGGCTTCAAGGTCCTTCAAGGTTTGAACTCCGTCCTCTTCACCGTGGCGGTCCACATCTACTACAAACACACCATTCTCACGCCCGGTGGCGATTCCAATGTTATATCCAGCAAATTTGCCCTTTGTGGGGTGGAACCACTTCTCAATCACCCGGTGACTATTGGAGGCAGTAGAGTAGTTTACCCCTTTATTGGCTTCTGGCAGCTTCTTTTCATTTTTGGTTAAGGGGACTACATAAAAACCTGCTTTGATGTATTCCAAAGCTGCCATGTAGAGTTTCTGTTCATAGGACTCCAAATTGGAAATATCTTCTAGACTTCTCAGGTCCAGGACTGTGTGTTCAGTTGCTTCCACTATTTCTCTCCCTGTAAGGCTTCCCACCAATTTTTACCTGCCCCATTCAAGTCCAATACTAGTGGAACTCTGAGACGTGGGCGTTCTATTGCTTCTTTGACTCTAGCCCAAACTGGCTGCCAATCTTCCGGCATACACATTGAGTAAGAATCATGAGTGTTTAAAATAAGATGGCCGTCATCACCCATAGCTTCCTCGGCCAATTTCCAGTTTTCTTTGTTTAGGTCAGCTGCCGTTGATTGTATTAAAAGACCAGAGGCTTTGTATGATTTCCAACCATGAGGGAATCTAAGCTTGCGGCCTTTATAATTCATAACGTAGCCCCAATTTTCAGCTCGCCTTTGCATTTTTTGGGCCAGCTCTTTCACACCGGGCACTCGACTATGGTATCGCTGGATAACTTCTAGTGCTTCCGCCCCGGCTTTTTTATAGGTTATGGTCTTTCCGTCTGAAGACCTAAAAGATTGCCACTCCCAGTCCATCCCCATTTCGTCTGCTATCGCCCCGTTCCCTGAATTAAAAATCATCGATAAGTTCAATTGCTTAGCATTGGCCTGGCCATTATAGGTAGCGTTCCGGGGCAGGTTGGCCAGATCACCCACAAACTGATGCAAGTCTGTGCCCGGTTCACGTTCATATTCATCGTTGATGACTGGGTTGTTTATTAAATGGGCAAATACCCGTACCTCAAACGAACTCATATCCCCATCAACCCATACCATTCCTTCGTCTGGTAAGAAACAAGGCTTAACAATAGCTGCTACTGTTTTGTTGCGGGATGGTATTTGCTGCATTGCCGGATTTTGAATCGACAGCCGCCCTGTGCCAGTGCCCCCGGTTTCGCCTTTACTTTGGTTTATGGTGGGATAGACCCTATCGCCAACACTATGGCCCAACACGTGTCCTCTGATGAAGGTGTCTCTAGTTTTGATTAAGGACCTAATTGAAAGAATCCTCGCTGCTGCTGGGTGTGTCATTTGGCGTAGGGCATCAGAACCAATAGATGGATTGCCACTATTGGTCTCCAACAAAAATGTACCATCGTTTGCTGCCCATTGCTTGGTTCCACGAAGTGTCGTCATCTTGGGTTCAAATAGCTTTCGGATTTGGACAGATGAATTGGCATTGATCTCATGTCCTGCAATTTTATTTAGAGCTTTCTGGTCTTCCAGTATAAGAGGTGTGAGTTTATCAGCCGCTTCTTCTGCGTACCCGGAATCAATCCTAATGCCCCTTTCCATAGTCTTGATAAAGGTGGGTATTAGAGACCGTTCAAATTCATGAATTTCACCTAGATTTTGGGTTTTGATCTCTTTCTCTTGCCACTGCCAAAGGCGCATTGTTAGGTTTGTGTCTTTCTTTGCATATGGGGCGACAACACTTACAGGAGCCCGGCTGATGTTTGGCATTTGGACCTTTCGAGTGGCCCGGCCCCCAAATAAAAAAGCCAACTCCTCGTAAATTTCTATTTCCTTCCTTTCATTGAGATACTTTATCGCAAGATCATCCAAGCGGTAAGATACCAAATGCTCGTCAATGAGAGCAGCCCTAATGACAGTGTCATCGAGCCTGGAGATAGGTAGCATAAGTCCGGCAGAACGTGACATCCTGTAATCAAAGCCGATGTTATGGCCCACGATGATGCCACGATAATTGCCGAGTTTTTCATTTAGATATTCTATGATTTGGGGTTGGACTCGCAGGTCCCAATAGAAATCCTGCAGGTTAGGGAGGGTAATGGAGACGCCAAAGGCTTTGTCCACCCCTTGTAAAAGTCCAGTGGTCTCGGTATCAAGTGCGATAACCGGGTACTGGCTGAGATCTGGTAAATTGAACATGGTGAATACTCTTTGTTAAAGTGGAGTTCTTTGCTGGTGGTTTAAAACGGTATGTCTTCGTCTGTGTCAATTCCGTCATCTGATAAAGCTTTGGTTGGCTCGCCAGCTTTCTTTTGGAATGCTAGACTGAAAAATTTGCCGGATTTACCGTCTTTAATCCAGGCTGAAATGTCATATTCTTCACCGCCAATTTTACAGGACCCCCGGTGGTCGGGTTGGTTTGAGGCTTTTTTGTAAGTGTTGCGGAATAGTGAACCACTAAGTTCTCTTTGTTCAAACGCCATGATAGTCTCCAAATTGGCCCCCGGAGGGGCCATCAGTTTTAGTCAGCTGTGCGGCTAACGTCTGTGGTCCCAGCCGTGATAGCGGTATACACTACCTCAGCAGCCTTAAATACAGACTCAGAAACGTAGCCCATTTGCTTAACCGAAATGTTCCAAAATTCATCGCCATTGTTGTTGGTAGACTCGGCAGAAGCAATAGTGTAAGCTCTTTCGAAACGGTCACCCCCTGCCATGCGAATCATTGTGTTCAATTGGCGACTAACCTTCATCTTAGACCGAGACATTGAAATTACGGCTTCTTCAATTTTAGGGTTTTCAGACTCATGATCATCTACTAGCAAACCGAAATGTTGCCCGGTGTCGGTGATTTGGTGGATTTCCGGGTTAAGATCTTGGTCCGTCATTGCATTCTGGGCGTCTTGCTCAGAGGCAAATGCGCCAGCAAATCCACCTCCCTCTTTGCGGTCCTTCCAGATAACATACTCTTTTCGGAAGTACACTGGTACAAAAAGAAAGCTGGGGCCATAGAGCTGCTTGGTGACGGTATTAAAGAGCATACCCTCCTCGGCTCCTTCTATGTACTCTGCGTTCGTTTTTTTGCGCTGGGGGCTTAGAGCCTGGAGTACATCTACGCGTGGAATCGTGATATCATCGATGCCGACTCCTTCGGAGCCACGTCCGCTGCCAGTGTCCATGAATGCTGGACGTGCTACTTCACCACTATTGGTTTTAAGTTGTTTAGTGCTCATTTCTTAATCCTCGGTTCTATTTTGATTTAGTTATAGCGACATAGCTATAGGGTGAAAATGTAAAGATTTCTTCCGGGAGTTGCTCGCCTTCGCGAAATTGCTCCTTTAGGAAAGCTTTAAGGGTGGACGTGTGAACAAACTCTTTGATAAGATCTTCAAAGCCGTTTTCTCGCATCCATTGGTATGCTCCTTCTTGCTGACCACCTTTGATACTTGCGTATGCATCGGTTCTCATTGAAACCGTACCAATATTCGGCAACCGGGTAGACTCCATGCCAGCAGCTTCCATAGCTTCTGGTAATTGGACCTTCCGAATGTCATCGAATTCTTTCTGTAGCTCAGCCGTTGCCGACTTTGATGCTTCAAGCTTGGTTTTTACTATGACCATTTTTTCGGCCAGCGTTTTAATACTCATGATCTCTTCCTCTTAAAGTGCAAACAATTCGTAGTCGTGATTTCTTCGACTCCATTTTAAAATGTTGTTGGATACGTTACTGTTGTAGCGCAGAATGCTACCAAGAGCCATTCCTGAGATAACGTTTGGCATAGCGGACCCGGTGAGGGCTATATAGTCAATTCCGGGGCGGTACTCTTTCATGTTGCGCAAGATTTCCGCCATGATAGCCTGATTATACCCAGGCATAGATGGCTCAGGCCTATATTCGGTCTGGGTTAGGAAAACCACCTCACCATGCTTTACCAAAGATGAAAAATCCCACTTCGGGTCAAACTGCGTTACAAAGACTTGGGGGCCGCTTTGATTTTTAATGTCGTTCATTTTATTTCCTCTTTCTCTCTAGTGCACTATTATATCACATAGGCATATATATGTCAAGACCCGTTCTGGGCCTCGATGATTGAACTTTCTACATAATCAGCCACAGACTTTTTATTGCGAATGGCTGTGACGATGTCCCGGTCTATCTGGTGGTCCATCATAACATCAATGTAAGTGACAGACTTGGTTTGGCCTTTCCGGTGGGCTCGGTCCTCTGACTGCAAGCGGTCTTCTAGTGAAAAGCTGTTACTGAAGTATACCACATAAGAAGCTGCTGTCAAGGTGAGACCTATGCCACCCATAGTGGGGTTGGATAGGAAAAATCGTGTTGGTGACTCCAAGTCTTGGAACTCAGTAATCATGTCTTTTCGTTCGTTTGTACTGCAACCAGCAGAGTAATGAGCAACACACGGCCCAAAGACCGAATTTAAGTATTCTGCTATCATTTTTTGTTCCGGGACAAACCGGGCCCATATTATCACTTTTGATTTCAAATCCAAGTCCTTAATCAAATCTACCATAGCATCTAGTTTGGGATTTGGCCCTGGAATGGGGGTGATGCCGTGTGTCCCACCTTCCTCGTCATATGGGAACATGCCACCCACAATCTGCTGGTATCTGATCATTCGCTCAAGTATGGTTTCTACTTCTAGGTCCAGGCCGTCCAAGTGCGAGCCCATGACGAATTTATCTCCCACGTCTCTCAGAATTCTGGCCTGTTCCTTGCTGGGTTTAACGGTTATGGTCTCATAAACTTTAGGCGGCAGGTCCAATACGTCTTCCTTCTTTACAATATAGGTATGGGGTGCTACTAGGTCCATGACTTCATTTATGTTCTTATATCCTATAATCTTGCGCTGCTCAAATCCACCCATAGTACAATATCTGTTTTGGAATCCGTAATAAGATTTTTGACCAATGATGTCTTTATTTAGGAAAGCGAATTGGGCATATAAGTCCTGCATACCTTGGGTTATGGGCGTCCCGGTAAGAATAGCCTTGGCTTGGCAAGCTTCCCCTAGTTTGATGCACCTTTTGGTCCGGGTGGCTGAATGTGTTTTGATTCGGCTTGATTCGTCTATGATCATTGCGGTTTTATGGGCCACAACAAAGTCAATTGCGCTGCTATAAGCTCGGCCAGCAGATAAAGCTTCTACCCCTACTACCATAACTTTTAGGCCTGGGGCTTCGTTCATCCACTTTTCACATTTACTGGAGCCACCTGACTCTAACACATGGACTGAGTGCTCGATGGGGCAATGGGCCTCCATTTCATTTATCCACACAGGCTTGACCGAGGTGGGGCAAACCACCAACATGGCTTCAATATCTTTATTCATGAACATGGCAGCACCCCAATTCACTATCGCGAATGTTTTCCCGGTTCCCATTTCCATGAAAAGGGCAAAGTTCCTCTCACCCCACATCTTTTCAAGAGCCACGATTTGGTGGTCCATGGGTTTGTTCTTGAATTTATACCAGACGGGGAAAGGTACAATGACTTTGGTTTGGTCTAATATCTCCCTCAATTTGGACGCTGCAGTGGGGCAAATTTCCCTTGTGGCGTAACTTTTTAATACGTATTTTGCTGTAGCCCCGGTCAAAGGCAGCTGCCATACCCTGGCCTGGGGCTCCCACTTTCGAATGGGGGCTTCCTTCGCCCGGTGGTCAAACCGCTCACATTGGACTTCAATGTTCTGTTGGGTAAGTCTCACTTGAGTATTCATTTGATTCAGCCTCCTGTAATAGTATGTTAAGGCGTTGATTTTTGGTTTCACAGGCATCGGCTATTTCTTCCAACTGGACCATGGCTATATTGTAAAGGTCTTCCTTTTTAGACCAGCCTTTAATCTTCATCAGCTCCACGAAAGGCCAGAACCCATTAGTCCAGCTGTTGCAGCTGTCCATCAAATCGGCTTTCCTGTACATATCAATCATGTGTTTAATGTGATCTATTTCAATATCCAGGCATAGGGCCGTCATTCGTAGACGTTCAGCCCGGATAAATATGTCTTTAATTTGGTTCATTGTAGGTTCCATTTTAATGCCTCTGCTATAAGTTCTTTCCGTCTTTTGGCGATAGGCTCCCACAGACTTCTAGAATTGACACATGAAAACACTTTATAAGATGATAGGCCCATTAACAGTCCACATTCTTTATAGGAGCAATTCAGAGCTCTTAGCTCTACTAGAATTTTTATCCCACTGACAGTCCACCGGGTTCCATAAAATATTACTTCGCGTTTTCGTAATTTTGCGCAGCCAGAAAATTCTCTGGGGATTTTGGGTTTAAACATTAGACTCATTCTTTAATTCCTATTCGTCTTCGAATTCTTCGTCTTCATAAAGTTCAACGGCTGTGTTGTAGCCGTCCCAATCTTCAACTCCCACATATCGAAGATAGTCCAATAAATGACTGTCACTTTGGATACTCTTGAAATATGCAACATCTACCTCTACTGAGGGCTGGCCTTCAACTACATATGGTGATTTGCGGTCATAGATCATTTGAAGCTCCTATCGGTAGAAAATGTGATCGTTTATGGAAAGTACTTGAGTCATCGAGCTGGCCCAATACGGGTTGACGTAGGTAGCATGGTAATGAGTGGCTCCTTCACTAATGTCAGTAACTCTACCATAATATATATTCTGGGCTAAAATGGTGGCTTCCAGCATCGCCTTGCCATCATGGGGCGTATCTGACAACCCATCACAGAACCAACTATACTGGCATTTGTGTTTAATTGGGTTAACCGGGTCCCAAGACGAATATCTGGCTTGGTGGACAACATCACATACACTATCTGGGTAACGTTTGTCGTTTACCCGGTTGAGAGTGCTAAATCCAACTGCCATTTGGCCAGCCAGATTCTCGCCACGTGCCTCATGGTATATGTTCATAGCAAGGCAAAGTACAGAAGCTGCTATCATGGTAATTCCTCTTTATCGTTATCGTTATGGGACTTGACTGCCTGAAATCAATGTTTTCTGCAATCAATATTTTCTACTATGGTACTGGGACTGAGTCCAAGCTTTACTCGGTCCTTAAATTTAGTTTGCTCGTTAATGAAGGTGTGGCCATTTTCCAAAGCACACTGTACGGCATATTTAGGAGTTGCCTCACAGAATGACCTCACTGCAAGGGTCACTAGACTTCGTAACTCTTCGCGAGCTTCGTCCGGGTCCACCAGAAGCATGAGAGCAACATTATCTACTACTTCTCTTCCCATGACATCTACCATGTCTGCAGTGGTAATTTCCTGGTCCCCAATTATTATGATTCCTTCCATATCGATTTCTACCTGCATTATGCGCAGCCCGGCCAAAAATAACTCACTGCTTGCTAATTGCTCTTTGAGTATAATCATTACAACTTCCTCTTTATCGTAGGGCAAAATTGCCCCAGGCTTTATTATATCACGTCCCTGATGATAGGACAAGGACCTGTTTGAGACTGAAGCTCCTGCAAAGTTATGCCTAGCTCCTTGGCCACCTTTTGGTCTTCAATGGTGCTCTCAATAGCGCGTCTGCGCTTGGTGGCTTTGATTTGGGACTTGGTGTGAGTCCTTCGGATGCGCGTGGCTTGGCCACACGTAACCCAGAATAAAGGCGGCACTTCCATCGCTTAGTCCTCCCAACCCCATAAATCTAATTCAAGCTGGGTCATAATTGGACCCCTTGGCATCACCATCCATTCGGTGACCGGCTTTTTGCCGTTTTCAGCATCCCGTAACATTTCACTGTCTACCCAGTCGGTTCCGACTATCCCATTATAGTGGGTCAAAACGGTCTGCATAATTGCTGGCTGGCAATCCTTCCAAGCTATCCAATTACTCATAGTCCACCTCCACATAAATACCTTCCTTCATGAATTTATCTATGGCCTCTTCAGAGTGACCTAGATTTAAAAGCCTGGACCGGGAAGTCACGCCTTGCGACTCTACGTGAATCAAAAGGTCAGGCACATTCTCGACAAGCTCAAGCTCCTCAGTGTTCATTCGGTCTTTCATAGTCATACTTTAGGTCCTCCCCATATTTTAGCTGGTGGTGCTTCCATAATTAACTGCTTTAATTCGTGCGTGGACCTCCCGGTCATTTTCGAGATTTCTGAGATAGTCACGTCCGGGTTAAGCTCAAATAAGTCAACAATCTGCTCGTCACAAAAATTCAACATGGCGTTTTTCTCAAATGCCTCCTGACGTTCCAATAGTGCAACCTTAGTGCGAGCCACAATGATGTATGCCATAAACGAACCAATATTAAAGCCATGTAAATCCTGGCCCACGTCTAGGACATGATCAGCAACGGCCTTCCAACTCCGGGTGTCGTCCCAATGCTGAAGCGCGTATGGGACCAACTCGTCAGCTTCGTCTACCTTCAAAAATCTATATTCAGCCATGTCAAACTCCCGTGGGGGCTGGGCCCCGGTCATATGAAACGGAAATGCCATTCTTGGCGCAAAAGGTTATTGGGTCATCGAGCTGGCCCTTTAGAATATTAATGTAGTTAGAGTCCTTTAATACAACAAGAACCTCTGCCTCAGTATGGTTACTGATAGCAGCTAGATTAGATAGCGATAAATCGCTGTTGTTTAGGTGAATTTCAATAAGTTCGTAATTAGTCATGTCAAAATCCTCTGGGGGCCGTAGCCCCCCTCGTTATCGTTAGAAACCTGATTTTAAGTAACCTTGCAAACCAGCTACTGTAATTAGGCCAGACTTAACCCGTGAGCGAATCTTATTACCAGCATTCATGCGGATTGAGCCTGGATTAAGGTGCTCATACTTATGCCAATGATGAAAATCAGAGATAAGACCACCATTCTCCTCTAAACATACCCAATCGGCCATAGTACATACTTCCCTTGGAGACATTCCGGCTAGGAATACTGAAAGCTCATCACCAGTGTTCGATGATAGGCGACCAGTGTAGGCTACTGTGGGCTCGTAACGGGCGCGAGCTTTTCTTAGCTTCTCGGCCATGCGCTTGGGGTCAACGCCATCTTCCTCATCATCTTCGCCATCATTAAATGTCTCAGAATCAAAATCTTCGCGGTCAGCCTCCTGTGCGTCAAGGACGTCAAATGCGATTTCGGCACTGGTCTTAGCGCCTGATGTATCAGCAGGGCCGCTATAAACATTTTCACCTTTGCCAAAGGCAAACACTTCGACAGCCTCATTCAAGATGGCCTGGGCTTCATAATCATCGCCACGTGCGTCATCGTAACCATAATCAACCATAAATGCCTCAAGGCGAGTCATGGCTGAAGCGATGGTGCGAACTCGTGAACCCAACACCTCTTGGATGGCTTGGTCAGAAACCTCTTCAATCCAATCACGTAACTGGTCGCCAGCTGTGAATGTAACTGCTAGGGTGCGAATCTCAGATATTAATTCAGTGCGTAACTTCATGGTAATTCCTCTTTATCGTGGTTGGGGGAGCAAATCTCGCCCCATATACTATTATACCACATAAGAGGGTGTGGTGCAAATGTCCCTGGATGTTGCGTGTCTTAAGTCGAACCGTGACTGAAAATATATATTCTGGTCACGTTTAAAACATCTTTTGTAGATCTGGTCATCCTGCAAACCCTGTTCGTGCTCTGAGTCACGTTATAAACTTCTTTTGTGCGTTTGGTCATCCTGCAAACCCTGTTCGTGTTCTGAGTCACGTTATAAACGTCTTTCGTAGATTTAGTCACCCTGCAAACCCTGTTCGTAGATTTGGTCACGTTTAAGACGTCTTTTGTGCTTTAAGTCATCTTGCAAACCCTTTTTGTGTTCTGGGTCACCTTGCAAACCCTTTTTGTGTTCTGGGTCACCTTGCATACGTCTTTTGTGCGTTTGGTCATGTCTTAAACGTCTTTTGTGCTCTG